CCGAAAGAGCCGACGCCTGCTCCATAATTAGGGAAATCAGTCGGATCAGCTGGGTCTGGCCATCTAATCCCCTCCCCTTGGATGTCAGGGGTGGAAATGCTGGAATTTATAGCCCCTCGATACTCGATCTCTTCTTGATCAAGATAGATGTGCTTCGGGCCGAGGGCAGAACTGAACCCCAGCGTCAATGTGTCACCGCCTACCTGTACCTGCTTGACCAAGACGTCAATTATCGTGATTGAGTAGTCTCCTGCGCCCTGAACAACATCATCGTAACCGCCGACAAGCTCAACAAAATCTACGCCTTCAAGAGTTTCGTGATATTCGCGGTTCAGTGCGTTTCCTGAAAGACCGCTAACATCAGGTGGCGAGAACGTTTCGTAGTTACTGACGATGTAGCGGTTCTCAGTAGTTGTTGCGGCGGGGAGTGGAATGTGCTCAAACGACTCGTCGCTAATGTCGTGATAGGTATATGTGCCTTTTGTTATTGCAAAAGAGGTAGCATTCACAGCAGGATGAAACACGCCTCTTGCTCGCCTGAGAGAGATAAAACCAACGCCATACACCGGAAGGAATATCGGGTCTTCAGTGATCCTTCCGTACGCATCGTCATGCAGAATCACACCGCGTTCTGGCGGCACACCAGGCTCTCCACTATCATATATAATGTCGGGAAGAATGATATCCTCAGTGCTTCCGTCGACGGACAGATCCCAGTTGAAAAATCTAAACCTGAGGCCACCCTGCAATATGTTGGATGCAGAACTTCGCGGTTCTTCGTAAAATAAACCGCCGCCAAGTGAGCCAGCAAACGACAAATATCGACCGTCACCACTTCCCGGTACCAATGAAGACTCTCGCACGGTCTGTTGCACTAACCCGCTGCTGATTGAATACCGCCAGAAATTGTAGTTGGTCTGATTGCCGCCCGATCGCAGAATGAAGTTGCCCGTGTTTTCATCCACTAGCAGATTTCCATCACTTCCAGTCGGTGCAACTCCCTCATGGTCGAACACCGACACACCAGTCAGCCGATTGTAAACCCGGACCGTCCACATGTGGACAACCGGGCCGGGCGATGCGTTGAAAGACCAGTGGATTAAGGCGTACACATGCTGCGAAGTCAGCTCGATCTGAGAGCAGAATGGATTGCTCCATCGAATACCGTCAATAGTATCCCATGCGTAGTTTGTCGGGATGTTACCCGGCCCCCGCTCCCAGACGATATCCCCCGTAGCAGGATCAATACACCTGACAACCGACGGGCAGAGCTTCATCTTAGTCAGCACCTGACATTGATTGGCGTCTTCGGTCATTGCACGTGCCTCAATTGAATCTAGTGATGTAAGGCCGAGCTGACGTGAGGTCATTCACGCCGATCCCAAATCCGCTAATCTCGTCATTACCGTCTTCAATTGTGATGCTGTGTCGATCCAGCGGTCCTCCCACTGCGTCGTAGCCACTGATCGATGCGTCAGCATTGTTGATCGCTGTTTTCAATGAACCCGATGTTTGGTCCCAATCTACATCGATTATAACAGAACTCGACGTGTCAAAATAAATGAACAATTCGAACGACCCACTCGATGCTGAGCCCCCTGTTGGCTGCGTTGTCAACTCCCAGCGTGTTGGGCATTTTGTTTCTGTGCCACCCACCGAGTCAAACACCGGCATCCGTGGGGTGTCAGCACCGCCGTCGCGCATCTGGGATTCAAGATGCCGTTTCGCCTTCTTGGCAAAGTCGAGAGGAAAGACACCACCACGCATTGATCAGGCTCCAAACATGGTTGGGAAATAGAGATCAAGAGCGAGATTCAGTGTGAGGAAATCAAATTCGAGTTTTTCTCGCTGAGCGACAAATGGGAACAGGTAGAAGTAATCATTGTCAAGAGCTTCCGACCAGGCATCTTCGGGATAGGCTTCACCGCGTTTCAGGGAATAACCCGATACGACACCGCCGCCGTTCGCGTCTGTGATGAGTGCTGGCCAACTGGATATCGGGGCAATCGGAGTTGGGGTTGGAAACGGATTTCCGTCTTCATCGATGATCCGTTTGATTTTGCCACCCAAAATTTGCCGGTAACCTGCGTGCAGGACGATTGGATCGTGAGAGGATGTCATCGCATAACCGCCGTTGATGCTTTGACTCTGCTCGTCAATGTATCTGTCTCGGCCTGGGAAATTGAAATCAAACTTGAATGTGTAGCTCACTTGATTGTAAGCCTCGCTGCCGTACCACACTGTTTGAGCCGTCATGTCGTCTAACAACATGCTCCGGACAGGGGCTCCGTAAAACACATGCGAATTTACACAGCCCAAAATGGCTCTTCGGTATTGAGGATAGCTGACAATCTGCCCATTGATGCGAAAATCACGTTCATATCGAGTGATTTCAATCACGTCGACTTGTTCTCGAATCTGAATTCCCGGGTTGGCGTAAACTTCGCCCGCTGCGGTAAAGAATCCATTCTGGGCTTTTTGTGCCAGATCGACTGGTAAGTAAAAGACCTCGCTGTCATCGCCGTTCAGAATGAATGTGTCCGTCGCCGCGACATTGCCTCCGAAAAAATCGTTCAAGCGAGCGGCTGGTTTGAGTTTTGTGACCGCCGCATCACGATTCACAAAACGATACTCGCTGCCGTAGCGGATGGTAGGATACCAGCGTTCTGGTGGATCGCCCCACTGTGGTTGCGGTGAGGACCCCGCGTCACCTGTCAGGTCGCCAGAGTTGAGGGCCCATTCGGCTTCGACGTACCAGATATTCGTGGAGAGCGGGTCCTTTTCCAGATCGACTTGATTGCAGACAAGTTGAGTGAAGAATGAATGGAACGTCACTCCGGGAGTCGGAAAGTAATCACTCGCCATCACGTCAGACTGCTGGTCGTAGATATCGGTCTGATCGGATCGAAAGATCAAGACCTCACGGTGAGTCCCATCTGAGACTGCCAGCGAAGCATCGGGATCGTTTTTTCTGCCAATGAGAGTCGCCATTTAATTCACAAGCTCTATCTGATTCTGAGCCCCTTTTTTGGTGTTCTTCTCGATCCTCCGCAGGACAGTCAACTGCTTCTCCATTGGCGTGGCAAATATCTGGTCTGACCCCGCAAAGATGGTTGACAATGGGCCAGAACTGGAGAGCTTTTTCACATCAAACTCCGCCTCTGGTTTTTTGTTTGCCTCAAGATCTGCCATGATCTTTCGCTGAATGGTGTTGCGGTTTGCGACCAGCTTCTCGTATGTATGATTGACGTCAAACACCAAGTCTCGCTGCATACGCAAGTCGCCGTTCGACTGCTCAATAGCAGTGTCCAGGTCAGACTGGTAGCTCTTTTTCAACTCGGCCATGTCTCGACGATACTCGAGCGCGGCCTCCTTCTCGGGAGTGTCGGCCATTGTGTCCTCCATCTTGCGCCGCGAATCCTGCAGTTGCGATTCAAGTCCTCCCCGGATCGCCGTATTGAGCGTCTTCGGAGAAGCAACCATCTTCTCTTGGAGCAACTGTTGTTCCGAGTTAAGGGCCTGTTCCAGCTTCGCACGGCGTGAAGCCAGGTCAGACTCAACTCGTTCCCAGGCTTTTCTGATTTCGGCTGTATTGTTCCAGTTGTCTGGGTCGAAACCCATGTTGAACATGTCAGAAAACATAGGCCCAAAGCCGGCCAGTGCTTTTGTGGTGATTTCTTTCCGCTTATTGGCGTCAATGTCTTCAATGAGCGATTTGGTTCGCCCGCTGCGGGCTTCCATGATCTGTTTTTTTACGAGCGCGAGATTCTCCGACAGTCTTGACAGGTTCTTGCGGCTTGATTGGATACTGTCATTGATCCCATCAACAGACCCAATCGCCCTGAAGGCTTGCATTTGATCTTGTCGACTGTGGAGGTCCTGTAGGCCTTGACTGGCTTCCCTCAGTTTGTCGACGAAATCGCTGACCCGCGACTTCATTCCCTCGAAAACAGAGTTGCTTTTCGCCAACTTCGACATCGCAGGTAACACCGTGACGCCAATGATTGCAGCCAGTGCCGCAAATGCGCCAGTGACACCACCAATCGACATCGCCATCATCGACACATTATTGGCAGCGCCGCGGAGACCGCCTGCCAGCCCGCCGGTCTGGGACCCCAGAAAAAAGTCCTCAAGGCCATAGCCCGCTTGAGAAACAAACGAGGTTGCCCGGGTCATCTTACGGGCGTGGTTTACGGCGGCTGCTTCCTGCTCTGCGTAATGGTCCTCAGTCCAAGCGGCTCGCCGGAGCTTGTGGTCTCTTTCTTTACGAATTGCGAGCTGTTCGCGGTGGTTTCTGACGATAACATCGGCATCCGGGCCAGTCGCCATAGGGCGATACGATGACTCGATCTGCTTATTGGCTTTGACAATTCTCTTTGCACCATTCTCGTAGCCCTCTGCCTTCAGTGAGAAAATTGTCGCAGCGTTGTAACTGGCACCCATATTATCGCCTTCCTAACAATACAGCCTTGATTTGCTCGGGGGTCATCCTGTTAGTGGCTGTCATGTTGGCTCGCATTTCAGTCGGCAGGAACTCTTCGATTTTCAGTGATCGCTTACTGTGAGGGGCAACGCCAGACCAGGCAATCAACGCCGTCTGTTCCCAGTCATCACTCCAAGGATACACCTCCATGAACACCAACCAATAGGTCCACTCTCGCGATCCCATCGGTTGCGGGACTCCATTTCTCAACTCGGCAACGGTTTTCCCCCATCGGCTGGCAAGCCAGAACTGCTTACGGAAGCTGTAGCTTCTGCGGAGTTTTTTTTTGCGTCATCAAAGTCTGTCTCTCGTAATCCACAGATCACGAGGCAAGCGTTGTAGAGCGGGTCGCGGACCCTGATTGGCAAGTTGTTGATGACGTCAGCATCATCCTTTTCGAGCATCGCCTTGCCGGTCGACGGGTCAATCAAGCACTGACTAATCAGGAACTCACAGACCCCTCGTGGGTCGCCAATCTTGTCCAGTTCATAACCGAGGACCACCTGTTGCTCTTCGCTGAGCGACACCATGGTTCGATTGACCATCATCCATTCCCAATCGTCTCGCTGGGCTGCATTCATCTCACGCAGCAACACTTGACCAAGGCCTTCGATGGTGAACCAGTCCTCACGAAGTGAGAAACTGTCCGGCAATGTGCCTGACAGGTCCTTTTTGGTCAGCTTTTTTTTGTTGTTGAATCCGAGCATAAACAAGCCATTTGAGAGGTTTTTGACAGGTAAAAAGGATCAGCCTATTAGGCCACGTCTGGGCGACAGACTTCTCGGACAGTGACTGTGCGAGTCATCTTGTCTTCGGCGGGAACCTCAGTGCCAAGACTCGTAATGAAACCTGTGATTGGAATGCTCTCGGCTGTGCCGCCGGGGTTGGGGATAGTGAACGTGATGGTCTCTGGCGCGGCAATTGTCGCATTATAGAGAGCCGCGTACTCACCCTTCCGGTAGATCAGTTCAATGTCGAACACGCGGGTGTCTGCCAGTCCCGCGCCGTACTCTTTGGCGCTGTTGGGGCTGGCGGCGTGAGTCAGATCGATCTCTTCACGACTGATCGAATCCCGCACACTCAGGACTTCGTAGGTTCCCCCGGTGGTCCCGAATGCAACGGTGACTCCGTATCCAATGGCTCCGTCTGATGCTGACATTCTTCTTCTCCCTGCATGATGTGTAATAACATATCGACAGCCCCTTCGAGCCGCGATGTCCGTTCGGCCAAACTGGCGAGACACTCGCCTTCACTCACCTCATACGGCTGACTATCCACGGTGAGCAGTTTGGCAATGCTCAATTCCCCTTCGTGCCCGTTGTTCGTCACAAACGTGATGATCATGTTGCGTTTCTCCAGAAGACCGTGCAGGGGATCAGGCGGCGATATTCCCGGTGATTTTTCCCGCCCACTTCCGGGCTCGTGTTGTAACTTTCTGAGGTGACCATCAGCCGATCGATTGTCACGCCTTTGGCTGTCCAGGTCTGCAGATTGAATCCCCCATCATCGGCAGTGATCGCATCCTGAATCGTGTCCGCTTGTGCAGCATTCTCGGCGAACAGTTCGACATCGACTTCCGATTCAATCGGGCAAACCGTTCCGCTGCCAGAATAGTCCCGTTGACTGCTTTCGGAATGCACTACGATGTAGGGATAATTGCTCGCCCAGGTCGACGGAGCCTGATCACGGCCGATGCGGCTTCCCACAAGATCTGTGATCGTGCTGATCGACAACAGCTGCGAAATGATGGCCGGCGTTACGCTCATGAGGACATCACGCTCCCCGTACCGCGGAGCTTCTGTTTTTTCTGATAAGCCCGCTGCACTTTCTTGAGTGCCTGTTCCTGCAAGTGCCGATGGAACTCACGCGGCATGTAATACTTGCCGATGCGGGTACCGACCTTGCGAATTCGAGAAATGATCTTCCGTCCGGACGTACCGCCGGCAGACCGCTGTGTCCCGAAGACTGCATTCTTACCCTTCTCGGGCGCAGCCAGCTGTTTACGTTTCTTCGCCTTCACCATGTGACGAGCCACGTTGTTGTCGACCAGGTGCAGAATCTTAGAGGGCTTGTGATAGTTGGGATCGGTGAGACGCTTCGGCAGCGGATGTTTCAGCTTGCCTTTCATCGTCTTTTCGTAGCGATTGCGGGCGCGTTGCTGCCAGGACCGGAACTTACTCTGAGCCGCCTTCGTTTTGTTGTTCACACCAACAATGATGGCAGCACGCGGCGTTCCCCGTTTGGCCGACCATGTCTTCTGCCCAAACGATGCCGCGAGCGCACCAGACCGCTTTCCGAATCCGCTGGAATAGGCCGTTTTGGCCATCGTCACCAATTTCTTGTACCGTGGCTTGATGGCGGTGGCGGTTTTCCGCAGCACGGTTCGAATCGAGGAAACACCTAAGACGGTTTCGACCGTTGCGTTAATCGTTTTGAAGTCGGGCGCCCAGATCTCGATCATCTCATTCTTGATCATGTTCCAGCCTTTCGCACAAAAATTCGATTCGCTTTCGTCGTCCGTCCGCATCTTCTGCGGTGGTGGTCACATTCAGTAGCAAGTCGTCCCGCGTGCTCACTTTGAGTCTCTGGTTCGTACGGATCGCGGCCGCAATCGGATTCCATTCACAGCGGATCCGAAATTGCGTTTCTCCCTGCAGGACCATCCCGTCCAGCACCTCAAATCCGCCATTTAGCATGATGTTTGCCCAGAACGATTCCCCGTCCGTGTATGTCGGTGTCTGCCCGTAGTCGTCACCGACCACAACCGACACCTCTTGCAGGACAACCAGATCGCGGTACTTGCCAGGATTCATCCCAACCTCCGTTTCCGCAGCAGATCCGTGGCGTATTCGATGGTGTAAGGCACTTTCGCGGGCCGTCCCTGCTCAACCGGGGCTCGGTTGTTGTACAGATGCGACACCCACAGATGAATCAGCTGTTTGATGGCCATCGGAACGGCGGCGGCATTGGCGTATCCGGCCGTGAACTCCACCTGAACGGATCCCGGACGTTGTTTGACATCCGGCCAGAAACGACTGGCGCCGCTTGAACTGGCCAGATCCACGGCCGACCAGATACGAGCCGGGAATGAATGCAGGTCCGTCAAATAGCCGCTTGTTGCCAAGGTTGTGAGAGTGTTATTGAGGTCGTAATATTTCACCGCTGAAATTTGGGTGACCGGGCTGCGTTCAATTAAGATTTCACTGGGGAATTCATCCAGAGTCAGAATGTACTCGGACGTCAACAGAACCAGATCGACGATGTCTTCCCGCACGATCGATTCGGCAATTGTGAGGTACGAGCCGATCAGCGAGTCTTCACTACTCCAGGTGATTCGCAAATTCTCCTTGACTTCGGCGACCGAAACGGATGTGCCAACCGCAGGCGTCACCTCCCGATATGTGGTCGGAATGTGGGCCTGCGTGTTCCCCCACCATGCCTGGCTGTATTCCTGTTTTGTTGGCACACGTCACGTATTTCTGAAAGCGATCATTTCGCCGAAGTACGCCGCCGCCGGCGTTTCAGCTTCTCTTCGGCATCGTCTTTTGTGGAGTCTTCCGTTTGATCTTCCTGGCCGTCGTTCTCTGAATCGGCTGCCGAGTCACCATCGGAATCGGGCGCGCTCGGATTTTGTTTCGGTGGGTCCGAGATCTGGGCGAAACCTCCCGGCCGCAACAACTCAGCAACTACCGCTTCCACCCACTGGCGAGCTAGTTCTTCCGGGACCTCCTGTTCGCTCCCCACGTCAAAGATGCCCAGTGGGCTGCAGGAACGTTTCAGCATGCGAATTTTCATGTTCACACTTTCGATGTTAAGTCAAACGAGTGTGGGGCTCGACTTCAGACCCACACCCACAGCCGTGAAGGCAGATCAGGAGGCGGTCAACGTGTTCTCAAATTCCTGGGCAACTGGAGCCTTCCGAGGGCATCCCATCACCACCAGGCCCATGAAGGTCGACGGATTTCCGTCTGAGGTCCCTGCTGGCGTGACATTGACCCGGATGTACCGCTTGGCTCCGATGTAACCAATCTTGCGAGTCGCCAGATCGTCGGCGAAATCCAAGTTACCTTCGCTTCCGACCAAGTCCGCATCCGCAACCGCGGCAAAGTCGGCCGCGACCAGTGTATCGGACTCTTCAATCTCAATTGCCAGCGTCACGTCCGCATCACCGAGCGTGTTGGTCGCAACGACTGCCGTGACCTCACCAAACCCTTCAGTGTCGACGGGCTGGCCGGTGATTTTCGTGTCCGCCCCGGCTGCGATCACCGCCGATCCGACACACGAAACCGCTGCCTTCAGGTTTGCCGCTCCATCAAATTTTTGCATCACTCGAATCCTTTGCAGGAGGTGTTTCAGGTCACAAACAAATAACAGTTCAAAGAAATGACTGCAGACGGGTTAACTGTCGGCAAGTTTGAGCCGAACGAACGCCTCTGGCAGCGTCGGGGCCCCGTCCAGCCAGGCCCGGCCAATGAACCCGACTTGATTGCTGGCGGCATACAGTTCCACCAGGCGCTGAATTTCCAGCGTCATCACTTCAACGATCCAGTAATGACTGAAATCGCCGATCATGCCGGCATACTGCGATGCCGTGAACGTGTTCGGTGCGAACTCACTCATCACATAAGGGACTTCGAGAATCGTGTCCGGTTTATCCTGCAGACCCGGTTTCCAGACAAATTCCTCTGTGTTGGTGCCGTAGCGCATCTTGCGAATCTGCTTGATCGCATCCCGATGAAACAACCAGCGTGTCATGGGGCTCATCATGTATTGCTCTTTGAGCGAATACTTCGCTTCGATCAGCCCATCTGCTGTGATCGCCACAGTCGTGTTGCCCGTTGACACGTCGCGACTGACTGGAATGCCGTCAGGATGAGCGACAAACAGGCCCAACGGCTGATTGGATCCGCTTCCGGTCATGTAGCCATTTTCCTGGGCCACGCCGAATTTGTAGGCCAGTCGCTGGCGAACAATCGCTTCGGCGTTCAGGGTGTCGATCCGGAGCAGATCGCGTGACACCCGAATCCGTTTGGCCAGCGGTTGCGGCACCATCGCCCGCTTGCCGAACTTCAGCGACTCATCTTCGCTGCCGGTGTTGAGTTCAGTCGTCCATTCCGGATCGCTGATATCCGCATCGCGGGTCGGAACGCCAATCGAGCGGGCCGTGGTCAATGAGATGATGGTCGCCAACCGACGCATATGCACAATGTCGTCAACGTTCTGAATCAGCCGGGCGATGTACTGTTCCGGCATCACCAGATAGCCACCATCGGCCATTTTGGTGTGCTGCAGATTGGCCTGCATGCCATTGACAATATAGGCATCAAATTCCGCCCGCAACGCCTTATTGGCCGTGCTTTTGGCGATTGCTGCCAGCGAGTTTTTACGATCGTGACCGTCGAAGCTCGCAAACAGGTCGATCGCTTCCTGTTCGGCCTCTTCCTGAAGTTTGCCGTTTTTGACGAGGAAGTCCTGTGTCTGTGGAGTCGCCTTAGCGAGTTCCACCTGGCGGGCTTCCGCTCGTTGATTCACTTTTTCGAGCTTGGCGAGTTCTTGGTCCAGCTGCTCAAATTCGGCTTCAATCGCATCGAATTTGGTTTCATCTTCGGCAGTCAGACCGGATTCATTGGCCTGTTCGAGAATCGCCTGTTGTTGCTTGTGCAGGGTTGCGCGTTGCTCTTTGATTGCATAAATTCGGGTCACAGCGTTGCCACTCCATGAAATAATGGATCGATGAGGGCAACGGCCCGAAAAGTCTGAATTGTGCAATCAGCAACGGCTGAGAGCTATCGCTATAGTAGCGATGCCGTGTTTTCTGTCAATCGGAATTTGTCAATGCCCGATTTCGCAGTTGTAGTTTCCGCTTGTAGAGCGATAACTTTGACGGTCCGGTTTCTGGTTCAGATACCAGCTCTGCCATAAATTCATCGGTCGAAAACTGTTGCACAGCCATCTGACGGGCGTCGGTTGATTTCATCTGCTGAAGGATCTGGTCGGCTTCCACAATCCCGTCGATCATTCCTGCCTCGGCTGCCTGTTTGGCTGTCAAAACCCGGCCTTGTCCGAAGTGCTCCAGCACGTGGGATGTCGATCGGTCCCGGCCCCGCGCGAGTGCTTCGGTGAATTCCGCGAAATGTCCGTCCACACGGGATTGGACATACTTTTTCGTGTCCGCCGACAGCGGTTGGACGTTGTTTCCTTCCACTTTGTGCTTGCCTGCGTGAATGAAGGTGAATTTAACGCCGTAGTCTTCATACGCCTTCGAAACATCGACATGGCTCCAGACAACGCCGTGCGAGCCGGTGTATCCGTCCCGAGTTGAATACAGCTTGCCCGCGTTGGACGAGATCCACAGTGCCGCCGAGGCATTCAGGTCAGCGGTGATTGCCACCACCGGTTTTTTCTTGTTGGCTTCGTGGACCGCCAGTGCCGCCAGTTCGATGCCGCGAATTTCGCCACCAGGGCTGTCGACCAAAATGAGGATGGATTGAATTTTACTGCTGGCTGCTGCTGCGTTGATCGCCCGGCGGAAGTGGTCGGGATCCGTACCGTTTTCTGCCATGCCCCGCATGATCACCGATTGCAACGGAATGATGGCAATGCCTCCCCAGATGGAGATCTTCCGGGGCACACGCGGCTTGATTTCCCCGGCACAGAAATAAGATTGCCACGTCTGGTCATCGGCGCGGGCGGCGACATCTGCCAGCGGTGTGTGCAGTTTGATCATTTCCAGTCCTCTTTCAGTTGGGCGATTGTTGTTGCGTAGTCCACTGCGTGATCACAGCCGGGGATCTCATCCACGGACGCCTGATGTTGAATCGTGTGTTTGTCGTAAAACTCCATCACCTTCTCAAATGGTTCGGAACGATTCTTGAGTTTCTCGATCGCCTGACTGGCCTTGTAGTCAAAACGCGATTGAATCTGGGCCAGCCACGCCGTGGTCAGATCTTCGCGAGTCTGAGCCACATTTTCCTGAGCCGGTTCTTCGGGGCTGGTCTCTTCTGCATTCTGACCGTTCGTGTTCGTGCCCTGTTTGTGCAGATTCTTGAGATTCACACCACTGATCACGTTGCCGATGGTGGTCATGTTGGCTGGGAAGAACCGCACTTCCCCGTCATCCCCCACGGGCGGCAAGCCCTCTTTTTCCAGCACTTCATTGAGCGTGAATCCGAACTGCATCATCTTGGCATACGCAGACACGCGGGAACTCAGATCCCCTTTCTGCAGGTTGTCGACGTCGTAGCGAATCTTGAACCCGGCCCGTCGTTCCTCCCGGGTCAGCAGCTTCTTCTCCAACTCTTCCTGCTGGCGGTGCAGCCACGGCATGAGCGAATAATTGACGAACTCAACACCAAGCTGTTCGAGATTCTGGCCACCCCCATTCACCATCAACTGCAGTAGATGCGGGGGCAGGCCGTACCAGCGGGCGACCTCTTCGACCGTGAACTTGCGGGTGTTGAGCAGATCGGCATCGTTCGGGTTCAGATCGAGAACGTGAATCTTCGCTTCGCCGTCCGGCAGAATCGCAATCTCTTCGGGGTTGTTGCCCTGGCCGTAGATTTCCCGCCATTGCCGCCGGAACTCTTTCTGCTGGTCGGGATTCATTTTCGACATCACGTTGACGATGATCCGGGGCATCCCCTTGGAGCCATACCATTCGGCTCCAAACTGCTCTGCCTGAATCCCCAGCCCGATCGATTCCCGCGCGTGGGCAATCACGCCCAGACCGGAGAGCCCTTCGGTGGTCAGCTTCGAGCGAAAATCGAGCATGTCGTGACCATGCAGGGTCGCTTTCGCGGAATTGTCCGTGGTTTGGCGATGAATGGTTTTGTCACCATCTTCAAGGGAAACGTCATAGACCAGATCCCCCCGCTTGAACTTTTCCAGTTCGTTGTCGGCCCGCAAGATTTTGCATTCGACGCGGTGTGGCCGGACGGGCAGAATTGACACCGGGCGGCCCATGCCGTCGCGCACAATTTCCGCATACCCATTGCCCGCGTTGACCTGCCCACGCGTCATCAGCGATTTGACATCGTAGGGCGTCATGTACTGATTCGGCTCGCCAGTCAGCAGGAAGTTCAGGTCGTGTTCCTGGCTCGGTTTCAGTTGCGCGCTTTTATTCTGCCGAGCCCAGACCGAGAGCGGCAGGATTCCCGCCAGTGAGCAGAGCAGCGACGTGGCAGCCCAGACCGCAGAATAGTTCAGTGCCACATCTTCGTTGACGTTCACATTCGACGCGGTCGGACTCCACATGAAGAAGTCGTTGGCGTCCAAGTTGCTGGGATGCCCCAACCCACTCAGCCGACTTGCGGCCGCTTCGCGAGCGAAATGCACCATCGTGGGATCTTTACTGCTCATGTGCGTGATCATTTAACCCCCCAGCTTGATATTGAAGCCATCCCGGAAGAATGACGGTCGGGCTTTTTCGTTGTATTTGCACTCCGAATAGGCCATCAGAATCGCAACCATCGCGTCGATTTTGCCCTGGCTGATCCGCTTATCCGGCAGCCACTCATCCATCGCATTGATTCGCCGGATCAGGTTTCCCGCCTGCCAGCCGAGAAACTTGTCGCCCCCGTGCGCGATCTGACCGGCTTTCAGATCCCGATGAAAGTTCCGCATCGGTTCGTTGTAGTGCCGGGCCGATTGCGTGAAAGAAAAGACCGCCATACCGTGATCGTCCTGCAGCATTTGGGCCGTCTCACGGGCAAACGCCGGATCGTAGGCGACCGAACAGATGTCATATTTTTGGTTGATCTCCACGACGTAATCTCGGATGAGTGAGTAGTCGACTTGATCCCCCTCACACACAACCAGATCCCCCGCCTTGATCGCCGACCAGAACGGTTCCAGATTCAGATCTAGCGGACTCGCTTTGCAGGTCCAGCAGCGATACAGCAGATGAAACTCCAGCCGATCCTCAATATCGATTGGAAACAGAGCCGCGGCGGCTGCGAAGTCGTTGGAGCGCGCCAGATCAATGCCCATACACCCCCAGTCGTTCGGCTCAACCTCAACAAGCAGATCCCCTTGCCGCCAGATCTCCCGAGAGATGAACCGGTCGGTGGATGAGACCATCCGATTGAATTGATACCGCAGCACTTCCCGCCGTTTCTCCGGACGGTTGAACGCTTTCTTGCATTGATCTTGGATAAAGTCGAGCCGGCAGACTTCACCCAATGTCGGATTCGCTTTGCGACAGAGGTCGTAGAACTTCGGAGACTTCAAATACTCCTGATATTCCTTGAATGTGGCGGGCGGCTTCTGCTTTTCCAGAAACGGATCATCGCTTTCATCGGTCGCGCAGATCATGACAAACCGCTGATCGTCTTCGGTCACTTCGTCCAGAATGTTCGTGCAATGTTTGCGCTCTTCCAGCCAGACTTCCGAATCTTCGTGTCCCGCCGTTGTGATGTAGACGAACAACGGCTGCAGTCGCATGCCGGATCCAGTCTGCAGTTTTTCCATCAGGGAACGGTGCATCTTCTTCCACTCATGCAGTTCATCGAACACCGCCATGCTGGGATTCAAACCGTCCAGCGTGGTTCCATCACACCCCTCATACCGCAGAATCGAATCGGTGGGCAGATGTTTGATGGTGTGGGATGCGGTCAACGCTTTGAAATTATCACGGATCTCTTTATTGGAACGAATGAACCGCCAGCCTTCATCCCAGCAGAGTTTCGCCTGAGCTTCTTTTGTGGCAGCGAAATAACATTCCGCCCGCGCATCATGCGGGAAATCCCAGCCTGCCAATGTGACTGCGAGACCGGCGGCGAGGGCTGTTTTGCCCTGCTTGCGGGCGAATTCCAAATAGGCTTCTTTGAATCGTCGGAGCTTGGATCCCATTCGCCGCCACCCAAACAGCACCCAGGTGATGAATGCCTGAAAACCGCAGAGGTAAAACGGCTTGTCCTTAAATCCTGACGTCTGATGGCTCAGCAGCACCGGAAACAGGTGAATGTGATAGGCGGCTATGTTGTGATCAAAGAAGAACATTTCGTCGTCCCGTTGCAAATCGCGAAGATGCCGTTCGATCGCGAGGCGTTCATACTTGTTGACTGAGACCCGGCGCTCCAGCACATCTTCGATATACTTTTCGACCTGCAAAACGTAACTGACATAGGCGGGTGTCTGCAGGGTCATTTTCCCATGAAATTTAGTCTTGAGAGAGGGCATCCCGCAGACCTTCCAATTCCTCTGTCGGGCTCTTCTCGGCGGCGGCTTGCTGTAAACTCAACTTGATCTGTGTCCGGGACCGCGGAGTCAATCCAAACTCGCCGGAAAACTGTCGGATCTGCTTTTCCAATTCCATGACCTGTCGAAACAGGCGGTTGTAAATGTTGCTTTCCGGGGCATGGGCATATTCATTCATTCGTTGGCCAATCATGACCCACCGCGACCAGGTGGACGCCAGCACGGTCAAACTCATGGAATCGGCCAACCCGACCGTCCCTTCCGGCAATGCTTCAATCAACGCATTGAATGCCACCTGCGCGAGATCGTCCACGTTTGAGGCCAGCAGTTCCGGCCGACCCGTCACGTGCAGCGATAACGCTTCCCCCTCTGGCGGGCGGCTGCGATGTCGGTCTGATCGGTACTGACCATCCCGTTCAAGTTCCTGTTTCGTCTTCATGGGTTGAGTCCTGATCGAAACGGCTGGCTGTCTGCGACTCCTTCCGGCTCTTCGCCAGATGGCAAGCCTCACACAGCGATTGCAAATTGCCCCGATCCCAGTGCAAATCCGGATTGCCACGCGACGGAATGATGTGATCCACCTCACTCGCCGCCACGTCCCGCCCCGCCTTTCTGCATCGCCGACAGTACGGCTCCTCCCGCAGCTGCTGCTCCCGATACTTCCGCCAACGCCGTCCCCTCAGTTGATTGCGAACATGGTAATTCTCCTGCCTGGGAATTCGTTTGTGGGATTCGTGTCGCCGGGGCTTTCGTACGGGCGGCTTTCTCGGCATCGGCACACCTCCACGAAAAAGAGCCGGGGAATAAGACCACGTTGGGTCAAAGTCACCGGCTCGCTGACCGGCTCATTCCTCACCTGGGCATCTCACTGAATGCCGAAGTTGTATATCTGCAAGGAATTATGAGTCTTTCCGCGTGAATGTCAATAACAGCAGCCTGCGATCGATTCCCCCCACGCATCAATTTTCCGGCATCTGAAAATTATTTGCTGGCATGGCACACCAAACATTTCGGGAAAAGCCAAAAATTGTTGAAGTC